CTTGCTGGCAAGTTGAATGTCCCTATCGTCTCTGCTACACAAACTACCAGGAGTGGTTATGGAAACTCTGATGTGGATATTACTGATACCAGTGAGTCTTTTGGACTGCCTGCTACTGCTGACCTTATGGTCGCGCTTATATCCACAGAAGAGATGGAGCAACTTGGTCAGATCATGGTCAAGCAACTTAAAAATAGATACAATGATCCCACAGTATTCAAGCGATTCGTTGTAGGGATTGACAGGGCGAAGATGAGGTTGTATGATTGTGACCAGTCCGCCCAGGACAACATCATTGATGCTGGTGACATCAGTGAGGATGCATTCACCGACACTAAAAAAAGTTTTGACGGATTCAAAGTATGAGCGACCCTAACAATTTTACCCAAAGTGGTGACCCTAATTATGAGTTGGAGAATCAGGCAGAGAAAATCTCTGGTGATGCTCAAGAGAAGATTGAAGAAGAGAAGCAACGTGCCCAAGAGGTCGCAGACTCTACTCCCAAGACTCCTGAGGAGATGCTCAACAATGAAGATGTTGTGGCACCCAAGACTAAGAAGAAAGTTGCTGAGAAAAAGAAAGCACAGCAGGAAGCTGCTGCCGCAGGTGCGAAGCAAAAGTTTGAAGTGGATCTTGATCGCTATTGCAGTTTTGTAGATCGCGTCACCTCCAACGCTAGTAAGGACTATGTGTCTTACATCGAGCGTCTGCAGGAGTTGCATAAGCAAGGTTGTAACATCGAGCGTCTTGACACTGCTGCCTCTGGTATCTGTGCTGAGGGTGGTGAGTTTATGGAGATCGTTAAGAAGATCAAATTCCAAGCGAAACCTTGGGATCAGGCAAACAAAGAGCACCTGCAGAAAGAGTTGGGTGACATCATGTGGTATGTTGCCAATGCTGCTATGGCACTGGACATGCGTCTCGATGAGATCATCTACATCAACACTCTGAAACTGGCAGCACGTTACCCTGAGGGTATGTTTGATGCTCACTACAGTGAAAACCGTGCCCCTGGTGACATCTGATGAAGTTTACACAGGAAGATCTCTGGCAACAAATTCAAGACCTGGGATGGGACGTACGTCAAGATGACATCCACATTGAAGTTGGTGGCACCTCAGTCTATATGATTGATGGTGCTGGCACCAAGTGGGCACCTGTCAAAGGCACCCGTAAGTATAATAAGGATGCCTTCATCGTCATTAAGAATCGATCCCGTAACACCTGAATAAATAACTAGGTAGAAGTATTCTGCCTGATGGAAATTTCACAATCAACTGCAAACCTGAATACTGGTAGCAACGATGTAGCAAAATACATACCTTCTATTGTGGAATTGTTTCAAGGAGGTGAGTTTAACGTTGCCTCTACCACAACTTCCTCTAGTGACACGAAGGCACTGGAGGAATTTTTAGTGTTAGCAAAACAGAATAAGAAGAAGCAAGCATGTGCTGTCCCATTCAAAGCAGCGAATGGGAAGATGTATGTCTTCGGTCAGATGAAGAAACCCAAGGTCTCTGCCAACATGGGTGACGTTGCAGAGGGTGTGTTTGCTGCTGCTGTTGCCTCTAGATTCCTGAATAGGAATAGCAAAGTCAACGTAGGTGATGTGTTTAGTTTGCTCCATGCACTACCATCACCCACATCCAGGGCAAAGGGTAAGGTAACAGAGAAAACTTATAAGGCTGACAATAAAGATATTGATGTAAAGGATGATGTCAAGTTGTACATTGCCCTTGCCTCAGCAAACATGTCATTTCTTTTAGATAGTAAGTCTGAGTCTGCACTCAATGAGTATGCCGCTGCTGCTGTGAAGTATGCTAATGATGAGAAGGTAACCAAGTGGGCGAAGTTGGTATATGAGAATGGTAGATACGACAAGATAGAAATCATTGCTGATGGTTTAGGTGGACAGCAGACAACAAAGGTTGATGTCCTAGTAAAGATCACAGATGATAAGAATGTAATGCAGGATGTAGACATCAAAGTATCACTCAAGGCTGGTGATGTTAAACAGTTTGGGCAGCAGGGTGGCACCCTCTTTGAGAAGACTGGTAACAAACCAGGGTATAAAGAATACTGGAATAGACTGTTTGGTATTGATGTATCCTCTAAGAAGACTGAGTATAATAAGTTGAAAGAGATTGAGCATGACACCTTTGGTGCAGTCAACCTGTTGTATGATCATGTTGCTGATGTTGTCCAGAGGAAACTGGATGGTGATGATGCAATGGGAATGATGACTCAGGTTGGTAAGGCGATTGATTACTATGCAACATCAAATGAAGAGCATGTTGAGTTGGTCCAACTGAGTAGAGGTGACGCAAAGATATATTCCTTTGGCAATCTTGCAAACGTGATCACCCAGCAAGAATGGGAGGTTGAATATAAGAAAGGTCAGGGATCTGGTGGTGCCTTACCTATCATCACGATACATAAGAAAGGTGACAGTCAGGCACAACTCTTGATTCTTAGAGTCAAGGTTGAGAATATCAAAGGAGCACCTTACTTCAGAAACTATGTTGAGAAGGGTCGTTACCTAACCAATCTGATCGGTCGCTACGCCAGCGCCTAAAGTGTCCACTCTACCCCTGACACTGCCCTACTCTGCCCTATAATAAGACCATGGCAAAAAACACACACCTAGAGCACCTAGAAGATGACATCTTCAACCAAGGATCTGCTGGCGCTACCAACGCTGTCAGGTTTCTGGAGTCGCTGCGTGACATGCTTACTACAGGTAAGGGTGGCAACAACACCAAGGTGACTGTGAAATGGGACGGTGCTCCTGCTATCATCTGTGGCACTGACCCTAAGAGTGGTGAATTCTTTGTGGGCACCAAGTCAGTCTTCAATAAGAATGAGCCTAAGATTTGTTTCAACGATGAGTTGATTGACTACCACTATCCTAATGGTGCAATCGCTGGCATCCTGAAGCAGTGCCTCAAGGAGTTGAGAAAACTTCCTATCAAGGGTGTTGTGCAGGGTGACCTTCTCTATACCAAGAGACCTAATGTCATCGCCATGCGTGGTCAACCATGCTACCACTTCAAACCTAACACCATCACCTATGTGATTCCCAAGCACTCTGAGTTGGGACTGAAGGTTGCTAAGTCTAAGTTGGGTATCGTGTTTCACACATCTTACAGTGGACCTAGCATCGGTGAGATGGGTGCTGGTTTCGGTGTTGATGTATCTGGTATGCAGGGTGTTAAAGATGTTGCAGTCTTCTCCTCCACCTTCCAGAATACCAATGGCATTGCAAACCTTACGCCAGGTGAGATCAGCAAACTCAATGGCACTATCGGTAAAGCACAGCGCAGTCTTGCTAAGGGTAAGAAGTTTCTAGATGAGATCCAGAAGGCAGGTGGTCCACAGACCTTTGCACCTCCCGCTCTCTTCAAGATCTATTTCAACCAAGTCATTCGTGGTGGTAATGTGCCCTCTGCAGAAGGCATTGCTTCTGGTTATATCAACTTCGTGACCAAGAAATATGATGATGAGATCAAGAAGAAGAAGACTGAAAAGTCACAACTAGAGTGGAAGCGCCGTAAGGTAGACGCTCTCGCTTACCTAAATAATAATAAGTCTGTAATGATCCATACATTTACTGGATTCAAAGACCTTATCGCTGCAAAAGAGCAGGTGATAAATAAACTCAAGAAGATTGAAGGCGTGGGTACTTTCTTGGAAGACGAGGGAGGATACCGTGTCACAAGTCCAGAAGGATTTGTAGCAATCATGGATGGACAAGCAATCAAACTTGTTGATCGTCTAGAGTTTTCACGAGCAAACTTCACCGTCGCAAAAGATTGGGGCAAATGAGATTTATTCAATTTATCAGGGAGGCAGCAGAGGCAGCAAAGAAGCCTAAGAAACCTACCACGTCTGCGAAAGGAAGATCCTCAGCAGCAGATAAAAAACTAGAAGACAAGCATGTTGCTATCACCTTCGGTAGGTTTAACCCACCTCACGCTGGTCATGGCAAACTCCTTGATGCAGTCAAAGCGCACGGCGGTGACTCAGGTAACTATCGTATCTACCCATCTAGATCTCAGGACCACAAGAAGAATCCACTGTCTGCACAGCAGAAGGTAGATCACATGCGTAAGATGTTTAAGGGGCACAAGGATGCTATCCAAAACAACGAAGCGCATAGAAATATCTTTGACATTCTTCGCGACTTGCATGACGAAGGACATGAGCATGTCACTATGGTTGTCGGTGATGACCGCGTGAAAGAGTTTGAGAAACTCGCCAACAAGTATAATGGTATGCATTATGACTTCAAATCTATTAACATTAAGTCTGCAGGTGCTCGTGCTACTGACAGTGATGACCCTATCGAGAATCTGTCTGCATCAGCAATGCGTAAACATGCCCAAGGAGGAGATCACGACTCATTCCATATTGGGACTGGTGGATACAAGGACTCTAAGAAACTGATGGCAGATGTTATCCAAGGGATGACACCTCCACCTAAGGCGAAGAAAGGTAAGAAGGGTGAGTCGGTCCATGAATCTGTCTGGACATACGCACCTAAACTAGACTTCGATGCCTTCCGTGATTACTATATGCTCAACCAGATCTACAAGGTTGGTGCTATCGTAGAGCATGACGACAGTGGTGTGGTCGGTAAGATCGTCCACCGTGGTCCTAACTACATCATCATGGAAGATGGTCTCGGTGGTGAGCACCGTGCCTGGTTGCAGCATGTCACAGAGATGACTGATGCTGAGACACAGGCAGTTGCTGCTGACACTACTAAAGATCAAAGCAACTACAGTGCCGATGATGGCAGTGGTAACACCTGGAAAGCAGGGACTGACCGCTACCGTGAAGCACTACAGAATATGACTCCTGGTCAGAAGCCTATTAAATTCTCAGAGTTTAACGCTTCGATTAGAAAAACTGCTGAAACTAAATAGTAATACGAAATTCATTTCGGTTTAGAAACATGACGTTAGAAATGCTGGTGTCTGCGGCACTGATGGATTACAATCCTACCGAGCAGGCATATATCCTCAAAGCAATCGAAGAAGATAAACTTCCCGACTCCAAGCGACTCCACGATGGTGTCATGAAGGTGATGGAAGCATTCGATGCTTACGAGCCTACAGTAGAGGGCTACGCAGGATTCAAAATTGATCGTAACTCTGTTGCAAAGAAGAAGGCAGAGTATAAAGATGACCGAAATGTAGGTCGGGTTGTCAATGCTGGTGGAGACTCTATGCTCATCACTGGTAAGAAGGCAGACGGTCGTTACATTGTCGTCGGTAAGAAAGGCGAGAAGTCAGCAAGAGATGCTGCTGACCTAGGTGTCACCAAGAAAGAAGAAGTGGTTGGCATCGACATCGACGATCTCCATCAAGAGATGCTTGAAGGTCTCAAGCAAGCACGCGCTAACGTGGGTGCAACCAAGTGCTGGGACGGATACAAAGCGAAGGGCACAAAGAAAAAGGGTGGTAAAGAAGTCCCTAACTGTGTCAAAGAAGAAGATATGGAAGAGGGTTACAAGGGTAAGCATGGTCAGTCTGATAAAGAGTATGCTGACTCACGCTCCCCTGGTGGTAAGATGGTGTCTGGTGACTCCAAGATGAGTGGTGCTGAGTACACCCATGGTCGCAGAGTCAAGGCAGCAAACCCTGGTATGCAACCTGACGTAGGTGGCAAGACTAAACCCAAGTCCCAAGGTAAGATGGACAAAGGCACTCGTGCTGACCTCCAGTATCGCAAAGCAAATCTCAAAAAGAGCAACGAAGAGTTTATAAATAAACTGTCTGACTCAGGACTGTTTACTGAGGCGGAGTTGCAAAAGATGGGGGAGATGGAATGAAACCCGTTGGTCACAAAGAATCATCTCTAAAGACAACCAAAAAAGGAAATGTCACCATCAATCCAAAGAAAGAGGATCTTATGTCCGAACATCTAAGAAGCAAAATCCTGAGTAACGTTGAGTCACTCAAGGAAGCTGCTAAGAAAAAAGACAAACACATCAAAGCTGCAAAGGCAGGCAAACGCTGGCAAGACTCTGACGGAGACGGCAAGTGGTACGAGCCTGGGCAAGATGTTGCTGTCAAGAAAGAAGAAGCATGTGCTCCTGAAGCAAAGACAAACAACGTAGCAGATGATGCTGCAAAGAAAGCTGCTAAGGATCGCATGAAAGCAAAGATGATGCAGGCTACAATCGATTTCGACAGGAAAAGAGCAGGCGGTAAGTGATCGCATATATAGATCAGACCCCTTTGAGGATTGATCTATGTGGGCTTTACTTCTACCCCTAGCAAAGAAGACAATCGGTAACCTTATTCAGAAAGACGAAGTGCGTCGGTATCTGATTGATGTTTTACGTTCGCTGGCATCAACCACGGACAACAAACTCGATGATAAGGCAGTTGATGTAGTTGAATCACTCCTGTTTCAGAAAGAAGAATAGCTATAAATAACTTATAGGAACATCTTCTACACGGAGTACAATGGCAATTTTTGGAAAAATTGATGCCGCAACTTTCGGAAACAACGTAGCGGTCACCAATGGTGACGCCACTGTTACGAAGAATGCAGCAGATACCGTCGTCGTTGGCGACATCATTGAGCTTTCTAACGTCCCTTATATCGTTAGAGAAGTTACAAGTACAACTGCAATCGAATTGCACAAAGCATATGCAGGTAGCACTGATGCTAATCTCGCTGGTGCTGTCCGCAGGACTGCCCCTAAGGCTGTTGCAGAATTCGTAGTTAAAGGCGGCGACACTCGTGGTCTTAACCTCGTATTTGTTGACAGCACTGAGCAAGGAATCGCTGCTAACAAAGCAAGAGGAATCACTGGTCCTGGTTGGTGGCTCTATGAGACCTACCAAACTGCAAACGGTGACACCCGTCACAAGGCTGAGTGTATTGCATTCGTCCACGCCACCGCTGGTGCTGCTGGTGACGATGCTGATGACACCATCGTGGCAGACGTGCTTGAGACGATCACAATCGGCACTCAACCTGCTGATCAAAACACTTCCTCTGGTGCTGCAACCTTCACTGTTGCCGCAACTGTGGATCAATCTGGTACTATCACTTATCAGTGGCAGAAGAAAGCATCTGGTAGCACACGCTATGCAAATGTTTCTGGCGCAACCAGTGCATCTATTGT